ACACAGTACAGGCCCCTAGATCAGTGACATGTTTTAGCCCGACAGATATTATCGCAGTATCAGTCTCGGGATTAGCAAGTGTCATACGAATAAATGTCCATGTGTCAGGAGATATGGATGGCATACTCAGTGTTTCAAGGGGACTGGCACAAGATGCTGTGTCGTCCAACAAAAGCTGTAGATCGCCGGAACTAGTCGCACTAGATATCCCGGTAATCTTCACCCATGTCTCTATCGTGTCGTACCTGGAGATATCCTTACTGGTTATACTATCTGTAACAATCTGATTCGTGCCAGCGGCAGCGGGAATAATAAACTTATTGCTTGCAGTTCCTTGCCTTCTGTCCTTCGTATCTACAATCGGGAATAACAACACACTAGCACCGCTAGAATGGGTTGCCGCGGTAGTACCGCCTGCCCCCCTAGAAACCGTTAATGTATTCGATGAAATACTGCTAATGGTCATCTTCTCAGAATCAACCAAGATCTGTTGGTCTACTCTAAGTTCTGATGCGCTAGTCACCGCAACAGATGTTGCCGCTGTATCGGTTATAGCACTACTCAGTGTAGTTGCCACCAGAGTGGATTGTTCATCAAAGGCAACAGTACAGTTATGGATACGAGTAGAGCTCACCTTATCCCGATACTCTATCTTAGAGATCATGGATATATTAGAAGGGACATCAAAGCGTAACTGCCTTCCATCCCCGTGCAGCTCTATGTTCTCAATGGGATCAAAAGCCTTCCCGGTCACACTAATCAGGGACTGGTTAATGAAGTCATCAATGGTTGCCGGGTTGTAATCCCAATGCCAGAGTTCATAGGTGTCGCCAGACGTAGACGATGCAGAAAGCGCAGGTGCCAACGTGAATGTTGACACGTTGCTGGAGATAGATGAGTCAGTGACACGCCTAATCGCCCCGTCATCATCGCCAGATGTGAAACGTATCCACTTGCCAATATGATTGTCCGCGCCCCCTAGAACAAGGGTGTTATCAACAAGCGTCGTGGTAGATCCATTCGTTGATGCCGACGAGACATACACGGCTCCCAGTGCATGGCCTATATGTTGCCGTAACTCCTCACGGGTACGGCCTTGAATCACAGGCATAACTTACCTCACGGGCGGCATGGGGCCGGGAGGCATACCTCTGCCCCTCTCGCGCCGCATACGAGCTATGTGAAGGGCCAGCGCGTACTTAGGGTCCTTCAGCTTCTCAGGATTCTTAATCTCAGACGGGACCATTGAAGGCCGTTTTGCCCTAGTAGGTCTTGGCTGTGCGCTTTTTGGGCTTGCTTTTTTTGGCATGTTCTTTTGCCGCCTTCATCCCAGCCTTAGTATATGGAAACTTCTTACCGCGTACTACCGGCATTACTTGGCTCCTTATCGGTCTTACCATTCTTTGATCGCTCCAGCTCCTGTGTGAGCCTCTCGATCTCGCCCTGCACCTCACTTAGTTTACGCGTCAAGGCACGGTTCTGCATCTGTAAGGCCACCATTGGATTGGAGTCCATAACAGCCTGTATGTCATCGGCTGTAATATTTACCATAACATCACTATTACCTTGTGTCATATTCCTATTCCTTTGAAATAAATCCTGTTACTTGTACTAGCCACACGCTTCTTAGTATATTTCCGCAGCTCGTTCAAGGCACGGCCTATTTCCTTGTGTTCCTCCGCTGTGGGAGGACGTTTGTTGTACTTCTCCCTGACTTCCTTAACAAAGCTATCAGCGGCGTTCCCCATCATGTCTTCTATCTCAGACTGACTGGTTTCCCTGTCAGCCAGGACCTGCACACGCATCTTATGCTCCTTGCCAAACCTGTCCTTGGCCTTGAGCATTATTGTGTGCGCCACAATGGCACTGCCGGTTTCTACATTGTGCCCTACGGGGGCCACCCCAAGAGGCACGCCCCCCGTAGGAGTCCATAAATCAGTAACCATTATTCCTGTTCCTAGCTGCGTATATTCAGCATTACCCACTGATAGTCAGTAGCTACAGCCGGTATTCCCATAGCATGACCAAGGTTAACGAGGTCTGACTCATCTGAGTAGTCAGTCCGTTCTGCCGTACCATCCTCATCTGCCTGTGAAATTGCTATACCGTCACCGACGATGGCAACCTGCGCCCCTATAAGGACAGCGGCAGGGCCAGAAGTCTGTACCCAGCAGAAGTAGTCTGCTGTTACAGGTGCGGTGGTTACACCAACAACACCTGTAGTTGGTGTGCCGTTACCATCAACAATGTGTATGTCTTTGTAAGGGCTGTACATTATCCCAAATAGGGATGACGTAGTTAACGCAGTTACAAGGCCGTCAGGCTCGTCAATAGTTATCGATAGGCCGGTTGCACTTGATACTGCGGTATTGGACTTGATCCTGTATATCTCACCCTCGGCAGGGCCATCATTGAAATATACATAGGCGTCTTTGTACTGGTCTTTGGTCACGGTAAGGGAAGTGCTGGTCGTAAACGACGTCGCCCCAGCCGATGCAGCAGCAGCCGCCAAGTCCATGTCGTGTGCTGCCACAGCAGCTATTCCATTCACTACGTTACCGCCACGAGTAATAGCAGTATTACTGGCTTCAGCGTAGTAAAACACTCTACCATCGGGCGTTACCGCCCTGGTGCCGAGCTTCTGCTTCTGCTCGGAAGTCTCCCTCTTCTCCATGCCATAGCTCAGGTAAACCGTTGTTGGAAATGCCATTTCAAACTCCTTTACTTAACAGGCTCAAAGTCCTGCGATCACCGTTGTTAATATATCGCTAGGCACGGCAATCTTTACGCCTAGCTTTGGAGATCAAAGTACGGGCCCAACTTGGCTGTACGAGGAGCGTTTACCTTCCTGGCAACCTCTGCGCTCTTTTCTGCACACCACCGGCACGTACACGTATTACTTGGCGGCCACGGGAATAACCCCAACCGCGCCTTCCTATTTACGTAGTCAGGGTTCCCGGGCAGGTTCTCTAGCTTCGTGCCAGCCGGGCTCACTATCTCGCCATTCGGGTTTTTTATTGCCCTGTGACGGATTAGCGTGACCTTGGGCTGCCACTCGTCTATGTACTTCCACGAATAACCCTGACCAACCAATTCCTCTCGCAGTTCAGTGCGTTCCTTTGTTGTTATAGCCATTACCTAACCTCTATTAGCTAGTTGTTGGCGTGGCTGCGTCCAGGGTAAGAGCAACGCCCTTCGAGTCGTCAAGCTCAAATACACCATAATCGGCTGTGATGACCACCTCGGTCGCCCGTAGAGAAGCATCACGCTGTCGCTCTGTTCTGGTATCAACGCTCTTGAGTACGGCAAGTGCAGACCTGTCAGCGCAAACCCCTATCGCATCATTCTCTGAGTCAATGCTGATGTTGCCATCCTCAAAGATCGGCACTCCGTTAATAGGCCGAAGCCCACTAAAGAAGTTCCCCAGCAAGTCGGCAGACCACCCGGCAGGTACCGGGTAGGTGGTTGATGCCGTCACCGCAGTGTTGGCAATGTCCCACACCGCAAACGGGTGCTGAACAATATAGACCTGAGATCCGAACTTGTTCCCCTTGGCATACGCCACGGTTGCGGACACGTTAGCCAGGCTCATAGAACGGCCAGCAGCACCAATGTCAGTGCTGAAACCACTGTAGAGAGCCAGTACGTCCTTGTCCTTCTTCCTCGCCATCCCGTCACCGAGCTGCCTTCCTATGATAGAGAAGACATTCTGTGCGCTCTGACGTGCCAGTTTATCGGTGATGATGATCTTGGCTCCGACCTCCGACGCTGTAAGGTCTACCGTGGTCATCCCGATGTCTTCCTCGTCAATGATATCCTGACCATCAACAAGGTCACTCATGTCCATCTGTCCCACCTTTGGGACGGTTACTTGCTTTGAACCCTTTGGTAGATTGAACTGCTCAATCAGGTTAACCGCTGGAGCATTGTGCTCCTCTGTATACCGGGCAGTCGAGATGATGATTCTCTGTGCATTCTCTAAATTGCCCGTTGTTGCAGCTTGTGGCATTAGACACCTCCTATATAATTACGTTCACTACATCATGCGTCGTACAGCAGCCGTTGCAGCCTCAGACCTATCACCGTCGATGTACGCCTGTAACAGCCGCGCATCGTTGGTCGTTGCCTCCGCCGCACCCTGGCTGCTATCAAATGACTGCGGTGACACCGAACCCTGTTTTAATCGCGCATTCTCAGCCCGCAAGGCCCTATCGTCCTTCATGCGCTTTGCCTCTTTCTCCATCTCCGCGGGCGTCTGGGTCTGCTGAAGGAGTTTGAGGTCCGCCAGCATCTGCTTATTGGCCAGCCCATGCTTCTCCATAAAGTGCATGGCGGCTGCCTGGCGTCCCTCTACGAACCCTATAATCTCAGCAGATTCCTGTTCCTGCTTCCTAAACTTCTGTTCTTGCTGCACATACCGCTTGGCCTGATCCCGTGCCTGTTCAGGCATATAGCCGGCATCTGTCAGTTGTTGCTCATACGACCGCGCCTGCTTGCCTACGTTCTCCTGCCACTGTCGCTGCATATCATATGCGCGACGTTGGCGTAACTCGTCAATAGCTTGCTGATCCACGGGCGGAGCGGACGGAGCCGACGGTGGCTCCGGGGGAGCAGGAGCTGCCTTAGCAGTAGGCGGCGGAGAAGGCGCAGTATCCTCCGGTGTCGTTTCTATCTCTGTTTCTGCTGGCACCTCCTCTGTCGGCAAGCCTTCATCAACATCGGGATCAACTACTCCCAGGTCCACTTGCTCTTCTTCGGCTACTCGTGCTTCCGCTGGCATAACCATAATCTATGCCTCCCTTTCTCCTATTATCCTATATATATACACCATATTACCATTATACACAATATATGCTACCTACTGAGGGCATCCGCATACCTAGTGACAGGAACCGCCTTGCCTTGCTCTTGCCACTCAAGGATCAGCTCTGTCAAGTTGGCGGGATCTGGGAAACTCTTCCTTAAGTAAGCCATCAACATGCGCCATTCTAAAGGTGCCTTCTTAGCAAAGGCCCCTCGCAGATCATATAGAACTCCCCCAGAACGGCCACTTGCCCCATAAGCATCCCTTATGGCCCTGAAGTCTGCCGTAAGCGTTAATTCTTGTCGTTCACTATAGTCCGCTTCTATATACTGATCAACAAGCCCTCTTAGTTGGGGAGCTACCAGTTTCTTAACCTCCTCAGTTACCAACGGATGCTTCCGCAGATCCGCATAATTAGTCTCCTCAATATCAGTGCCAACAACTTTAAGAG